GGTAAGCCTTGAAATCTCTTTACGAACAACTCTACGAATCTGATTGATTACAATACGAACTCTATAGTATGGAGCTTCAGGAACGTATAAATCGAAGGCCCCACCTGTCTGTGTTTGTCTAAATTTAACATGTTGATTGCCAGTATAGAAAGCTAAATTAAGATACCATTGACGTTCTTGTCTAAGCCTCTGACTCTTGCATTCATTAAACCATTGATTCCCAACTGCTGCTAAGCGTTCTCTGGCTGTGGCTGATTCTTTGTTGTCATCAGTAAACATTCCAACACTAGTTAAGCCCATAGGATTATCAGGATATGTCATGGTAACCTATCCAGTCCAAATCCATAATCCTCAATAGAGTACCTTTTAATATCTTCATCATCTAAATAGTTAATTTCGCCTAGTCCAGAAGAGCTTCTAATTCGTTTAGCTTCTTCTTCATCTTCTCGTGATATATAAGGGGACTCAGCTGTGTTCATTGAGGAGTTCTGCAAGATTTGGAACGTTCTTAGATCGGGAGCTTGTAGTCGATTTAGAAGCTCTTGATTTTGAAGACTCAGTCGTAGATTCTGTTCCAACAGACTGTGATTCTGTGGATTCTTTATTAACACCCATAGAAGAACCAGAATCAGGAGTACTATCATCGTTAGTAATATAATGGTCAATGATTCCAAGGTATTCTTTCACCTCCCCAAATACATCTTGTAGTTCTACACGTAACCTCTTACCCTGTTCAGCTAGGGTACTAAGTTTAAGTGCAGTATTATTAGCGCGCTCAATTTCTGCAGAAAGCTCATCATAAAGACCTGCTTTATCAGCAATATCATGAAGACAAAGAGTACAAAAATAAACTACTCCGTACCAATCAACCTGTAAATCAATATCTACGTATTTACGTCCGTCAACTTTAGAAGAACCACAATTTGCACATTTACTGGGTTGGACAGGAGGAAAGTCATAGATCCTATATTTACTCATCCTTAACATCTCCAAGTAGTCTGGATCTATCTCCGTAGGTACTCTTCCGTACCTTTGATGAAAACGGTCTACAAGAGACATTAAATTTCTCCGAAACCGTAATCATATTCTCTATCATCTACTTTTTTCATTGTACCAGCATCAACATCCCAATCAAAATCTTGTCTATTTGTTAAAGTTAAACTAACACCCGTATTTTTAGCTGATTTATCTTCCGGTCCTAAATATGGCATAAAAGTAAAGAAGTATCCTGATGAATCCATTGCATGGTCGTTCTTTTTGTTAGGCTCTTCACGTACATTATTTCTATCAGCAATTTTTGCTGAGTTATAGATCTTAAAGCTATATCCACGAGCTTCTTTGATGGTATTAACACAGTTTTCGGTGATTTTCCATTTGTCGTATTTAAGATATTCATTCATCTTGTTAATACGACCGGCTACATCTTTCTTAGCCTGAACTAAAGGAATTCCATGCCTGCGATATTCAATTAGAGGTGAGGTGCCTGTAATGCCACTATGCTGACTCATAGAAGGATCACCCATAGTTAATGCTGGAGAAAGCTGATGCTCTGTATTAAACTCTTGTATCATCCTAGCAAAGTCTGCAATAATAGTTTTACTTTTATAGATTTCATGAAAAGTAACTACATCTTTCTTTGGTGAAACAGCATGCCACAAAATTGCTGTAGGTGCATTGTATCCATGATCAATACTAATATAAATAGCCCATCGCTTAGGTATTGGTCCACTTCTAATAATATGCCTATTATAATCAAACTCTCTAAGGACTAAACCGCCTTTAGGTACAAAAATACCCTGACGCCGAATCTTCTTTTCATCGTCGTCAAGGTCATCATCTAATAAAGAAAGAGCCTTTTTATTTAAATGTGGATTATCAGAAATGTCAACTTCAAACATGTCAACATTCTTAGCACTACTGTTGATAAACCTATCAAAAATCCAATCTTGACCCTCTACAGGAGTCATTGTCATCCACCAACAGCCATTATAATCAATCAGTCGCAAACGACATTCATTAAAAATGGCTTGTGGACACTCTTCATCAAACCAGCACCAGTGTAGCGGAATACCCGCAAATGATTCTACTTCTTGCTGGTGTGTCTTAATTTGAATAGTTGAACCGTTTCGAAATGTAAAAACCTTACCTGCGTTACTGTATGAATCTTCCCACGAACCGTTTACGCGTTCACTCACTGGAATCCATTGTTGCAGTAGTGGCTTAATAATCTGATCAATTCCAGCATCTTTATCTACTGTAACAATCCTGCCGCGCGTAGGTAAGTCGTGAGTTTTTATATAAGGATGCCTACCCGTAGCTCTCCAAATCCCTTCAACCACTCCGGCAACACTTTTACCAGAACGGTTGCCACCTCGAAGAATTCTACCTACTTTTTCTGATTGATGAAATTTTTTATGTTCATCCGAATTCTCGCTATAACTAAGTACGTTGGGCTTTTTAGCAGCATCTTGTAGCCCCGCTGCGAGCTCTTCAAGAAAATCTTTCATTAAGTTCCTAATCCTAAAGCTCTTAATGCATCAATGATAGTTTGAATTTGCGCTTGGTTATATGCAGCATTTGCTGTAGTAGGAAAAGAGGGATTTATACCGGTACCAATACGTCGTGAAGATTTTCCATCGTGTTTATGATCACCTGGTGAAGCTTGGTTATGTGTAATACCTAAGGTATGATGTTGTCCAGTAACTGATGAATCTACATCAGAATTGGAATGTAATTTATTAACTGCAGCTGCTGGAAGTGAATCATCAGATCCTATATTAATAGGGTTGGAATTAGGACTTGGATTAGGATTAGTCATGTGGCTGCTTTATATTTAATAGACCAAGAAATTCCATCACTTGCTGCGAACGCCACAGGGAGTGTTGCTGTTACTGCGGCACTTGTAACATTAAACTTTGTGCCAAAGATTATATTATTAGAGCTACGCAAGTGTACCGAAAATGGTTGTCCGTTACTCGCACTGGCATCCCACATGTTGGCGTTACCAATTACAGGCATTTCTCCAATATAAGCAGCATTCACACCGATGATAGAAATAGATTCAGCAGGAACAGGCAAGTTTATGTTAATAACTCCACTCCCGAAGCTAGCACCACTACTTCCAAATCTAAATTCTCCATGAACGTATACCTGATCAAAAATTCTATAAAATAGACCTCGGGAATATCCACCCGTACCTAGAACAGGTGCTCCTCCATCAGCTCCAATAATAGGAGTCCAAGTCTGTAAAGGATGTGTAATTAAACAAGGTCCAGCAAAGGCATCAATTTTATCTGAATTATTACTATGCTGTGCAACAAAATCTTTAATAAAATTAGACCCGGCTGCATTTTCAAGTACAAGTACCATTATGTATCCGGCGTCGGGTAGTAGCAGTAAGCAGATATTCTATCTAACTGTCCAGCCGCCACGGGGTTGGTAGCAGACCAAAGAGTTCCATCAGGACATCTAAAAACAAAAGCATTATTTCCTATATCATAAACTACAGTGAAAACTGAACAAGTAGCCACAGCAGAAGAATCATAAAAAGTAGCAATACCAATAGCCGGGCCTTGATTACTTCCAGAAGCAAAATTAGCCGCGAAAGCAGGATCTACTGAAGCAGTAGGACCACCAACACCTGTAACTTTATAAATACCGGTACCAGCTGCAAAACCTGTAGTTCCCATGTCTACTTGAAAATGATTAATAGCCATTCTAGGAAATATACGAACTACTTTACTAAAGATTCCTCCACCTGAGCCAAAAGTGTGACCACCTCCAACAGCAGAGAAACCTACACCGGCATTAGTAATACCTTGTGCTCGAAAAAGACCGTCTAATTTATTTACATTAGCAGTTTCTTGTGCTGCCCAACCTGGGAAAGTAGGTAAGGCTTGTTTAATACTTTCATTTAAATCTGGTTTAATTAAAGCTAAATTAGTTGTAACTGTAGTTCCCATTTCACCTCCTACACATGTTTGTAGAAGAAACTACCAGTTAATTTATCTTGATCAGCCACGGTGAACGGTCCTGTGCCTCCACCAATACATCTTCCAGCCTTACCTGAATAAGCACCTGTGGCTAATCTTGCATAACTAATACCACCAACAGTAACAATATCTACTGCACAAATTCCACTGTTACCTGTAGTACTAGCATCTTGTGCATAACCTTCACCAATTACGTGATTAAAACCAGGAATCCAATCTAAGGCTGTTCCAACAGCATGATAAGAACTATCGGCTACATAGGGTAATCGAATACCGTATTCACCTGAACCAGCTGAAATCCCAGGATCAATAAATAGGACTACAAAAGTCCCCCAAGTAAATCCTTGAAATTCTTGATAGTCAAATCTGATACCACCAGCACCATAACTAGGATTGCTAGTTTTTCCTACAATTGAACTACCAAAAGCTTGTAAAGGAAAATTAGTTTTGTTAATTATAATGTTGTTATTAGCTGAATTATAGTTTGCTCCAACCACGAAGTCCTTGGCTAAATCTGAATCATCAAACTTAGCAAGTCCTACGTTAGACGTGAATGTGACGACCACTTACAATAACACCTCCCGCCTAAATGGTCGGCATAGTAAATCGAATTTCGAAGCCAAAGCGGATCTACTATAAATCTAATAACTTCAAATCTATTTTTAACATCCTGTAAGCAAGGTTTGAAATCTTCATCTTTAGTAAATACATATAGTACAAACTCTTTCACTTGGAACCTTTACCTTCATTAACTTCAATAGCATAAATCTGTCTCTGAGCTTGTTGCAGGCTAGGATGTGTTCCAAAAACTTTATTGTGATCTGCTTTCTTAACAACTAAGTATTTGCTACCCTTTTTAATTACTTCATAAGGCATTTTAAATTCCTAATTTCTTTCTAGCATCTTCAAGTTCAGAATCAGATTCTGTATAGTTAGTTAAAGCAGGTGCTTGCGTGTTGGTAACAACTTCAAGAGTTCTGTTAGCAGCTGCTAATTTTATGTCTTGAGCAATGGCAATAATAACTTCTGGATCTTTAACGTGCTTCTGGATAATCTCCACAATCATTCGAAGGAGGACTTCACTCTGTGGCGCGTCGTTCTGATGTAGAGTTCCAGTATTTTCTAAATAGAATCTTACAGCGTTCCAATCACCTTGTGCAATCTTTTTAGTAAATTCTGTCTTCGCCACAGGGTCGATATTATTCAAGTTCTGATCGGCTAGACTTTGTACAAAGTTCCTAAATGTGGGGTCGTTCAACCAAGCATAGTACTGTGAAGGGAGAATGCCCAGCTGATCTAACTTTTCTGGGATCGACCGAACGTCAGCAAAATTCATAACTGTAACAGCTGCTGCAAGTTGCTGATCAGTTAATTCCTCACGAGTGTGTTGCTCAAAAGGAATCCCGCGCTTTTTTAAAGCTGCTTTAACAGGTTGTCGAGTTAAGTAATAGTTAACTGAAGTCTGCCGTAGATTAGGTCGGCTCTTTCGTAAGTACTCTGTAACTTCTTCAACTGTTGGGACTCTGTGCTTTAAGTGCCACTGAAGTTCATAGAAATCAATGAGTGCTTTCTCAGCTGAAGTTAAAGCGTTTTTAATCGCTAAGTATTGTTGTCTACTTACCATCGACTTTATTTTCGATTAAGGTAGCAGCTGCTTCCAAAAAATCTAAGATAGCTTCTTTTTTACTTCCCTTAAAATTAGGTAGAACTTCATCCATTAAGTGAGATAAAAATCCAGCTCCTTCTTTGTATTCCTTTTTAGTGAGTTCCTTAGTTATCATCAACCTCCTCCTTTTTCATTGCAATCATTTCCTTGCCTAATACTTCAAAGATAACGTCTAAAATTTTGTCCCAGTCTTCAGTGTCTTGTACGTAATCAATTAAACTGCCGTCGTAATTAGCTTCAGTAAGTTTCTTCTTAAGAGTTGCGCGCAATTCCTGCATTTGCCCACATCATAACTTCTTCAAGTTTAGTAATCGCTAAAGCTTTCTCTCGTCCTTCAGGAATTCTTCCGTTTAAATCAATTGCAAGTTGTAAACAACGATTACGAATATCCTCGTGCTGCCGTGCAGTATTTGATGGAGTGTCTGAACCTGTTGCTGGGTGAAACTTAAATCTGTTCTCTAAATCCTGGATTTCCAAAAGTTTGCTCCAATCGTGAATTATTCAAGCCAAAGGACCTACTCTTCCACGTTCTAAGTAAACGCGCGATCTTGCACATTATCTAGGGAATGTGACCCAAGTCACACACCTAGGAGATCATCTGACCTCGGGAAACAGCCTGGTAGGTCAGGTAAGGCCTTTCCTTTAGCCACTGAGACGTTTTCAAGCCTTTCAGGCAGCAAGTACTAGGTTCAGGCTATCGAGGGCTTAGAGAGGCTCTCAGGCTGTCTGAGTGAGATAAGGCCCTTGAAAAGTAAATTAAGATTTTATTCAATTATTCATCTAGCCACAGGCAGCGGAGCTGCACTATTTATGGGTAGTAAGTTAAATTAATAAGGTCC